ACCCATGTCCTCGGCCGAGTCACTGCCGCAGAGGCGATCCACGAGGCGCTGCAGGCGAATCTGGTGGTTGAGCGCGGTACCGCCAAGCGGTCACTCGCGGAGCGCGTGTCAGCCGGCAGCGAGACAGTTGCAGAACTGGTCAAGAAGATGCCGACCGACGGACTGAAGCACAACACCATCGTGGCCAGAGCCGGCTATGACAGGGTCATCACGAAGGCCATAGGCCACATCGAATGCGCGGCGCTGACCACGAAGGACGTCGCCGAGATACTGGAAGCGATCAAAGCCGAAGGGAAGATGCGGTCGGCCCAGGCAATTCGCAGCCGGATCACCGCCATCTGCAACAAGGGCATGGCGCTCGGCTGGATGCAAGGCAATCCCGCAGGGGTGACCGAGAAGGTAAAGGTAAAGGTCAAGCGTCGGCGCCTGTCGCTGGATGAGTTCAATCAGATCCTGGTCAAGGCTCCGGAGGTCGCGCCGTGGCTGCAGAACGCGATGCTGCTGGCACTAGTCTCCGGTCAGGACCGCTCCACCATCGCGCGCTGGGAGCGCTCGTTCGTGAAGGGCGACGTTGCCGTGCTGCAGCGCTCGAAGACAGAGGTGCGGATCGAGATCCCCCTGAGGCTTCGCATGGATGCCGTCGGCATGACGTTGGCCGAGGTCATCACCCGCTGCAAGTCGAGCGGCGTGGTCAGCAAATACCTGATCCACCATGTCAAGGCAAACGGATCGGCAAAGCGCGGTGACCCGGTAAGCCTGGGTAACGTATCCATGTCCTTCGCTGACGCTAGAGACCTGGCCGGCATCAAGGGCAGCGACGCGCCGTCCTTCCATGAAATCCGCAGCCTATGCAAGCGGCTCTACATGGAGCAGGGCAACGTGGACACACGGGCGCTGCTTGGCCATATGACCGACGCAATCGCCGATCTGTATGCCAATTCCCGGGGCCTGGAAGCCATAAAAGTCCGGGTAGATGCGGCATGACGTTTTGAACGAATTTTGAACAACTGTTGAACACGCCGCGACAGAATGCGGGTTTCCGGGCCGCTTGCAGTGCATGCCTGGCAAGTGTTTGACGAATCAAATTTCGCCAATAGATTCAACGCTTTACCGCATTTTTCGCTGCCAAAAATAGGGGCAAAAACGGGCTGATACGTCCCAATAGAATCAAGCACTTACCAGACGTTTTGAACAGGCCGCACGAAGGGGGATTCGAACCCCCGCAGGTGCCCGTCATTGCTGGGCTAGCGGGGTGATGCTGCGATGTTCCGTCGATTCCTGGGTGAAGCTCAGTCGGTTGGTATACTCCGCCCTCATCATGAAGTACTAGGAGCAACAGTGGCGAGCGACAAGAACTACCTCGACCGGCTCGACATCATCCGCGGCATAGGTGCGCTGCTGGTGGTTTATCGGCACTTCTTCGACAGCTTCCTGCCGTCGTTCAATACGCCGAAGTGGCCGTTCGGCCTCAGCATCGTTGCTGAAGGTGGCGGCCTGGGCGTGGCCCTGTTCTGTGTCGTCTCCGGCTTCATCTTCGAATACCTGGTGCGCGGCCGGCGCATCAAGTACTGGGCCTTCGTGCAGGCGCGGCTGTGGCGCATCTATCCCCTGTACGTGCTGGTGCTGGTCATGGGAACCCTCGCCATCAAGGGAAGCCTGCTCAATGCCGTGCTGCAGATGTTCCTGCTCATCCCGACGGCGAACCCTGGGATCAACTTCGGACAGGTCTGGTCGATCGCCATCGAATTCCAGTTCTATCTGGTCTTCCCGTTCCTCAGCATCATCCTGTTGCGCAGCGGTATCAGGCAGCTGGGCCTGCTGCTCGCCTTTATCGTGGTGATGCGCGCCCTGCTCTGGTATCAGGGCGTGGATGTCAATGACCTAGGGTACTGGTCTATGGTTGGGCGCATCGATCAATTCCTGTGCGGCATGATCGCGGCCAAGCTGTATTACGAAGGGCGAGCCGGCCGCTTCGCAAACTGGGGCGCCTTCCTCGGCTCGCTCTTGTTCGTCGCGGTGGTGGCGCACTTCTACCACAACATCTACGGCGCCGCGTACCCGTGGCATCAGCAGCCCATGAAGCACTGGTATGGGATCGTGTGGCCAACGGTCCAGGCGATTGGCTTTGCCGGCGTGGTGCTGTCGTTCCTGAGCCTGCCGTGCGTGATCCCGCGCATGATCGAACGCCCGTTGCTGTTCATGGGCACGATCAGCTATTCGCTGTATATCGTGCACCGGCTGGTCGAGCAGATCCTCGCGGTGAAGGTGCTGAACTGGCGCCTGCCCGTGATGACGGCAATTCCGAAGCTGGACGCGATCCTGTTCTGCACGTTCGTCGAGGTTCCGCTTGTGGTGGCGCTGGCTGCGCTGACCTACTACGCCATCGAGAAGCCATTCCAGCAGTTCAAGAGATCGTACACGATCCCCGAGGAAGAGCCGCAGGAGCAGCACCGGGGCATGCGTGTGGTGGGATCGAAGTGATGTCAGTCTGGCACGACTGCACCCTCGTCGGGCTCAATGGCCTTGGCGCAATGGTCATTCTCGAACAGGTTGAGGAACTTGCACAAAACACAACCCCAGACCTTCCCCTCGCGCATGGCCTTGCCGGCGCGGCTTGAGATCGTCTCGTCAGGGTCGCCAGCGAACAGTGCGTTGCCGAACTGATCGAGCGAGATCAGGATGTTCCAGAAGTAGCGCTTCATGGCTGCTCCGTCAGTGCGTTGATCAATGCTTGATGTCTGTCCCGGCACTCGCCGCCTTGCCGCTGCAGGTCTAGGGCGAACTGCCGCAGGTCGGCAAGCGCCGGGCCGGTGGGCGCGTCAAGGACTGGCGGGCACGGCGTCGCCGTTAGCGATGGCGGCGTTGTCGCGGTAGATGCGCATCCAGTCATCGCCAGTGCGGCAGTCAGGAATATCAGGCGTCGCATGCTTGGCGGCCTCCACGGTCTTGGTGATGGTTCGGTACTCGATCTGCTTCCTGTCGCGAGCGGCGAGATACAGCTCGTGCGCGGCCTCGGCGTTGGTGCGCCACTTGTCGACCTCCCGCTGCTGGGCCGCGCGCTCCACCGTCCGGCCATCGGATCGGCCCTTGAGGTAGCCGCCGCCGAACGACAGCACGAGAGCGGCCAGCGCCGCCAGCCACAGGCGGGGATCGAGGAGGTTCATGCCGCCCCCAGGAACATGGCGCGCTCGGCCTCGCGCCGACGGGTCAGGCCGCGGAGCACTTTGCCGCCCGCCTTGTTCCAGCGGGGGAACTCTGCGCCGGCAGCTGCCTTGTCGCCGGCATTGAGCTTGCGAAGCAGCGTGGATGATTCGAGGTTGCCCAGCCCGCAGTTGAATGCGAAGGAAACAAGCGCGTCGAATTCATGCTGGGCGAGCGACACCTTGGCCAGCTTCGCCACCCCGGCCTCGAAGCGAGCCAGATCAGCCGACAGGAGCGCGTCGGCCTGCTCCTGCGTGATGGTCATGCCGGGCCAGACCTTGCCCGTATGCCCCCACCCGATGGTTAGGACGTTGACAGAATCCCGGTAGGCCATGAGCCGGCAGGACTCGAACGACTGGATCAGCGCGATTCCTGCCGGCGACGTTTTCACTGCAGCCCCTTGCGCACGTCGGCGACGACCTCATCCAGCCCGGCGCCCTTACGCTTCTCGATGAAGTTGAACAGCCAGCGGACGACCGCCCACGCAGGCAGCCCGCACGTGAACACGAGCCCGAGCATCGCCACCAGCCCGAACGGCTCTTGCGCCCACGACTGCAGCCCGTAATGCTGGATCACAGCCGCCCCGCCGCCGATGGAGCCGACGACCGTGGAGATCAGCCCCACCGCCCACTCGCGCGGACTCCGCGGCGTGGTGATGCACATGACGACGACGGAGGCTAGGCCAGCGCCGATCGCGCCAGCGCCAGCCATACCGCCAATGAGTTTCCAGCCTGCCATAGAAGCTGCTCCGCTACTAATCGGTTCAGACATGTTGGACCCCGTTTTTATGCTGGGCTTATTGCCCGATGTATTCCGCCTCGAACAGCGTGACGCCGCCTGATCCGCTCGCAGTGAATTGGCCGGCGCTGTTACCCCCCACATAACCCCAGGCTTCGACATAATCCGTGGTGCCATTCAGCGTCACGATGCATGTGACGGAGGGCCACGGGAACACGTTGCCAGCGCCAGGCGCGTAGTAGTTCTGCCCTGCGCCGCAGACTTGCGCGCCGTTCTTGTAGACGTAGGCGACGCCCAACTGATTGCCCGCGCCGGTAACGGTGGACTGCGCAGTGAGGATCACGGCAACGCGGTACTTGCCCGCAACCAGCGGCGTGAAGCGGTTGGTACCGGTGCTGAAGTAGCTGCCGCTGTCGAGTGCCGCCGTATTGAATGTGACTTTCGTCTGCGTTGCGACAGTCACCGATTGGTTGGAACTGAGCGTCGCCTGGAAATACGGCTTGCCTACCGTGGCCTGCACGAACGCGGTTGTTGCAACCTGAGTGGTGTTGGTTCCCACGGCAGCAGTCGGTGCCGTCGGCGTGCCAGTCAGCGCAGGCGAGGCAGAGAAGACTGCGACGCCCGTGCCCGTTTCATCCGACAGCACGCCGAGCAATTGCGCTGAGGTAGTCGACGCGAACTGCGACAGGTTGCCGCTGGTCAGCGCGAAGGTCGTGCCGCACGACAGACCGGTGCCGCTCGTCCACTTCAGCGCGCTGTTGGCTGTGCTGCAGCTGGGCACAGCGTGCGCGGCCGGCGCCGAGGTGCTGCCTGTTGGGTTGGCGATCACGGTGTTGGCCGCCACCGGCGCCAGCGCTGTGGCAGCCACGTT